TTGCTTTTTCCATCATGTTGAAAGGTTTGCAATAAATTGCTTTATCGCCAACTAATCCCCACTCAGGAACTTCAATAGTTTGTGTTTCTAATCCAGTAAAATGATCTCGTATTCCGTCAAAATAATCAGGTTTTTTATCGTCTGGCATAAATTAAATTATACTGTTCCGATAGTTAATCCGCCTGTACCTTGAATAGAAACTGTTCTAGTAGTAACTCCATCAAGAGTTACACCAACACTCATTCCAGTAACGATTCCTGTTCCTGATAGTTTTTGCTCTCCAGAACCCGAACCCTCTGGCATGAACTCAAAACTTAAACTAGAACCTTGTACTAGATTGCCTTGAGCCGAATCGTCATCATCAAAATTCATATCGATAGACGCTGTAAATGTACCTCTACCAACTACAAATGATTTCATTGATGAACCTAATGCTGTGTCCTCTACAATATCGTGAGTCGTATCAACAGTAAATCCAGTTGCTTGACCTATGTTTGTGCCACCAACATGAACTACTGCGTCCTTACCATGATGAGTTGCCATAATATATTACTCCTTTGTTTTCTTTAATTCTTTTATAACTTTTTGCGTTTCTTTTTCAACAGATATTTTTTTATTTTTACCCTCAACTGTAAAACCTCGTTTCTCGTAATACTCTTGAAAGTCAGGCGATATTTTTACTTTGGTGTCTCCTTTAACCATTACTATATCCATAGCCATTATGCAGTCCCCCTTGTAAATTCATACATCACACGCACAGTTATTCTAACGCCACCATAAGGATAAATCGTTCCCTCGTCTGATGATGCTTCGATAATTTGTGTATCTAACGCATTTCCATTTCTTGTTATATCATTATCAAGTGTTTCTTCAACTACTTCAATAATCTGGTTTCTAACTGTGTCTATATTGGAGTCTGTACCTTTGCCAAATGCAACTATAAGAAAGTCTATTGTTCCCATATATTTACCTGACCCCGTTGCACCCATAGCAGAGGGTTCTCTAGTCTCGTCTCCAGCTTGAATAAATGCGGCTGGGAATTGTGCATCAGCTAACTCTTCAACCTCAAAGGGTTCTCTTGTTAGTTTCTTAAACTCAATAGGGCTAGTAACAGCATCAAGTTTAGTTATTATGTCGTTTGCTATATTTTCTCTTTTACTCATATTCCTAATTTACTAAAATAAAATTTACTAAACTCTTCTTGTATTTTATTTTCTTCTTTTCTACCAATAGCAAAAAAAGGTCTTTTTACTTTTTTCTTTCCTACACCAAAACTATCGTGAAAACTAGCAATCTTCTCTCTTTCTTTGTTTGCAAAAAACAAAGTGCTTTTAAATGCTTTTGTTCTAAAATCTAAACTTCTAAACATTTTACCCGAATCAGTTAAATCTACAAAACCTACTTGTCGTCCTCTTTTTTTTCTATTTGATTTAGTTGATTTAGCATAAGGTAACATTCTACCACCATCAGGCAATCTTCCTGATTGTGTTCTTTTAGTTATCATTAATATAGCCATATTTGATACTCTACTCAATGCAGAGTTTATAACTGACTTTTGTTTTCTTCTTAATGATGTTAAAAAATTTTTTACTTCAATAGTATTAATATTTACCTTTATGTCGGCAACCATTATCTAACTAATCTTAATGAGTGTATCGGCTCTTTCTCACTATCAGATACAGTCCCCCCGCCGTCCTCATCATACTCGACCCCGTCCCGCAATATAGCTTGGAACTCTTCTTCGTATCTGTCCCTGTAAAAATCTATTTGTACTTGAAATGTATCTTTACCCTCGCCTGTGTCTGGGTCTCTCCATTTAGTAAGAATTGGATATATATATTTCCATAGTGCTAGATAAACAACAGATTGAGTCCATTGTGAGTTAGTGAGTTTACTGTTGGTCATTTCAACAGATGTAACTTTTGTTATGTCTTTGTATCTTACTTGGTGTCTATATCTTTCCCACCATTCCTCTCTGATACGTCTAAGAACATCATTTTCGGCAAATTGTAATTGATCTCCAAAGTCTGAAACACCAAACCCTAATATGTCAGGCTGTATCTTTTGCAAATTAGTATTTGCAACTGCAAACTCTGAGGTTGCCATTATTTTTTACTTTTCTTTTTTTTTGTAACTTTCTTAACAACTTTTTTTACCGCTTTGACTGGTGTTTCAGTCTTAGCTTTTACAGCCTTACCATTATGCAAACTCCAACCACGCTGAGTCCAAATATTAATATTGTTCTCGTAGTCAATTTTTTTTCTTTCAATAATAGAGCCGTTTTTATTATTAATAAGTTTTACAGTTTCTATAGTCATAATTTTTTATATCAGATAAGGGGTGGACAAGCCACCCCTTAATTGTTTTGATTATTAAGCCGCTACTGTGTCAGCTGTTAATTTAACGCCGTAAGAGTCATGTAACTCTCCGACACCAAATACTGCCGTTGCCACAATCTCATCTGCTCTTAAACTCGCGTCACGCTGACTCTCAATTTTCAAGTCTTGCATCATCGCTAGTCCTAAAGCGTCTTGTGAGAATACGCCACCAATAGAGTCGTCTGAACCATCTACTGAGATATTAGAACTTTCAAAGACTTGTATTCCAGCAATATTGCCTACAAATCCTGATCTCATAGCTTCATTAGATAGGTCTGTGTCTCTACCAACAAATGTGTTCGTCAAAGATTTTTTGACATTGAATATTTGTTTAGGGTGAAACACTCCGTAGTACGGGCCAGGTGCTTTGTTGGTTTTTAGTTCTGCCGCACATTCAAATAAATCTTGTACAGTTAATTCAGAACCAGCACCAGGGCCTTTCTCTGTTGAGAAACCCGTAAACAAAGCCGCAAGGTCAGTATCAATTTTAGTTGCAATCGCCTCGCCAAATAGTCTGCCGATGTCAGCCGCAACATTTCTTGATGCTGAATTTCTTGCTAGGTCTGTTAGTGTTGTCATAATACCAACCTCTGCCGCTGTTATAGTAACAGATGTTGGGTTTACCGCTGTGTTAGAAAGATCAGTTGCCTCATTCACTGCCGCCGCTGCTACGTTTGCATAAATCGGTACTTCTACCGCTTTACCACCACCAGCAATAGTGTAGTTTCTGACAAGACCTCTCATTATGGATTGTTCGCTTGCTACGAACAACGCCTCTGCTGTGATCTCCGTAAATAGTTCGGTTATCGTGCTACTTGTCGTTTCATTAGCCATTTTTTACTCCTTAATGGTTATTTATTGTTAAGAACAATCTTAGTGGGTTGAGAATCTCTCTGCTTTCTATACTCAGCATACCTCTTCTTGTCCGCTGGATTATTCATATTTAAATCACTCAGATTGAAAGGTTTACTGAGTTCTGACCTATCCACATTTGACACTGAGCCACTGCCACTCGGAGAGGCAGAAACAAAGTGCGGGTTCTGTGTTAAAAACTCATTAACTAACTCGTCAGTAGTTAAAAGTTCCCCCTTACTGTTATATCTAGCTATACCATTTTTGTCTAGAATTTCAACATTTCCTGATTCGTTTAAATTAATATTTCCTTTTAGTAATTCAACAACTTGGTCAGGATTGATAGCTTTATTTCTTGATGCAGATGACAGTAAGGCTTTATTAACTTTAATGTCTCTTAGTTCAGATTGTAAGCTACTAATTCTTTTTGAAGACTCATCTGATTTTTCCTTTAAGATTTTTTCAAACTCTCCTTTTTGAATTTTAGATTTTTCGTCTGCCTCTTTCTGTAATTTAACAGCATTGATTGCAGTATCTAAATCATCAACACCTAATTTACTGTAAGTAGATGCTCTATCTTTAGCTAATCTTGCTTTGACTATTTCGTTTACTTGTTCCTCAGAAAATTTTTTTTCTGGGGCTTGTTCTTTTGGTTGTTCACTTTGGGTTGTTTCATTAGAAACAGTTGGTTCAGTAGTTTGTTCTACTTTTGGTTGTTCATCGGCCATTTATATCTCCTTATATGTTCCAATCAGGATTTGTTGGAATCCAAGTGTGCCGACAACGATAACCCCCTCTAACTATAAAAGGGTCTCCAGAACTTTTGCCAGCCCATGACCTTGAGTT